CGATGCCGCTTATCTACTACAAACTAACCGAAGAAATTCCAGAGCAGATTGTAAAGGACGTTACTGTTAGAACCAAGGTGGCTTCCTTTATAAAGGACTCTGTGTTTCTATACGAAAACTATATTGTTAGGGACGGAGAGCGCCCAGAACATGTTGCAGCTAGAGTTTACAACAAGCCAACTTTGCATTGGATAATTTTGTTGGTCAACGAAATCATTGACCCCTATACAGATTGGCCCATGTCGGACATGGACTTGTTGGCATATATTGAGTCTTTTGTCGATCCGATAGCTATTCACCACTATGAGGACCGCGACGGCAATTGGGTTAATGGAACCGAGTCTCAATTAAATGTATACCCAATCACAAACCTCGAATACTATTCTACGCAGAATGACAAAAGACGATTGATCAAAATCGTCAAGCCAGAATTGACTCAATTTTTTGTGGACGAATACAATAGGCTAGTTAAACAATGAAGGCGAGCGACACAGGAATCAAATATGCTGGCGAGGTAGAGGTTGTAGCGATTGAGGTTTTCTCTCACAAGAGAGAAAGAATTGACATTGCCCCACAAATGATTGAATTGTCAATCTACGAAGACATTTTCACGAACACAGTTCATGGGACAATATCGATATCCGACTCTTTCGATCTGATCCACAACTTCCCTTTTATCGGCGAAGAGTTGATTAACATAAAGCTGAAGACTCCGACAATGGGGGAAGTAGGCACTGTTGATTATTTTGGGTATGTGTACAAAATTTCCGATAGACACTACACCACAGAAAGAGGACAAGTTTACTTGATTCATTTCTGTTCATTCGAGCAAATTGTTGACATGAATAAAAAGGTGTCAAAGTCTTTCAAGGGTAACATTTCTGATTTAGTAGAAGAGATATTCAAATCAGAAGAATTTTTAGCGTCGAACAAGGACTTGGTTTTAGAGAGGACTGCGAACAGCATTGTCTTTGCGTCACCATTTTGGAATCCTCTCAAGACAATTAACTGGCTTTCGGTACGGGCACTGAAAAAGGAAAACGATTCCCCAACATTTGTATTCTACGAGACTTTGAATAACAAGTTTAATTTTGTTTCTCTGGATTCTATGTACGCCCAAAAGCCAAAAGAAGGAATTCATTATAGATACGACAACTACGTCAGGATGCCAACAGAAAACGGCAGTACCAGAAATTTAGAATTGGACTATGGCGTAATTAGAGATTTGTATGTGGAAGAAGTTTTCGACTACGCAAATCGCAGCGAGAGCGGCATGTATGCAAGCAGACTCATAAATACAAATCTCCTATCGAAAACCATCAAAACCACAACTCATGATTATCTAGAAAGCTTTTCAAAAACAAACCATCTAGGAGGCTTTCCGGTTGCTTCTCCAAATCTGATAAGACGCAGAAGCTCGGCGATATTCTCTGTTACCAACAACGAGTTTGTGTATGATGGACAAAGAGACTTTAAGGTTGACCAATGGCTAACACAAAGAAAGTCTCTAATGGGACAGGCTTATTCTGTTCACAAGGCAGACATTGTTGTTTCTGGAAGATTTGATTTGCATGCAGGAGACTGTGTGACTATGGAGTTGGCGCAGAAGCATGCGGTAAATCGGGGTGACGGAAGAGAAGAGATTGTCAATAACTACTTCTCTGGAAAGTTTTTGGTTGGGGCTATCCATCACAGAATAGAAGGGAGCACACACAATATGATCATGCAGTGCTTTACGGAATCACTATCAAAAGGTTTAGAATAAATGACAGAGCAAGTTTTTTATACTGGAGTCGTTGAAGACATCATGGACCCCCTTAAGTTGGGAAGATGTCGTGTTCGAGTCATAGGTGTGCACACCGAAAACAAACAAATGTTGCCTACAAAGGATTTGCCTTGGGCAACTCCAATCATGCCTGTAACCAGCGCATCTATGAACGGAATTGGTAGCTCCCCGACAGGGCTTGTTAGCGGCTCTTGGGTTATCGTATTCTTCACAGACCCTGAGTCTAAGCAACAACCAATGTTGTTTGGTTCCATCATTGGCATTCCAGCTAATGTTCTGAACACGTTTGACAGCGAAGAAAACTCAGTAAAGATTTCCAGCACATTCAATGACGCTTCAATTTTTCCTCAAGAGTACATTGCAGACGAACTTAAATCTTCGGACCCGATAGAGGAACTGATCAATAATCTTGAGGCGTCTGGCGTCGGAGAATTGTCTAACGGAAACGTCGGAGAAAAGGAAAACTTTTCTCCGATCCCTTCAAGCAATTCAACTCCCGTATTGACCAACCCCGTAAAGTGGACTTTGGGGCAGACATCAGAAGAGTTTGAGAGTGGAGGCAAAGGACCGGGAACAATCAACGACTACAATGGAGCAGCCAGTTGGGATTTAGGAGGTGCTTCCTATGGGACATACCAGTTCGCCTCTTTCTTGCCTTCACAGGTGCCTCTAACTGCGTCTAAGAACGCAGGGAAGTACAGGGAGAAGACCAAGCCATCCCCAGTAGAAGAGTTCATTGCTCAGTCGAAGTACAAAGAACTTTTTGATGGTATGACCCCTGCGACCAAAGAGTTTGATGAGAGATGGAAGTTAATTGGTCAATACTACACAGAAGACTTCAAATCTGAACAGCAACAATTTGTCAAGAAAAAGTATTACGACCCAGTAATCTCTATTCTAAAATCTAAAGGACTGAACTTCGAAGACAATGGCCCTGCTGTTCAAGACGCCATATGGAGCACATCTGTACAGTTCTGGCACACAAGAACTGTGAAGTTGATTGTTGATGCTATTGGAAAAAGAACCCGAGTCTCAGACTCCGAGTTTGTTAATATGGTGTATAACCTGAAAGCTTCCAGATTCCCTAGCGAGGCCAGCAGAGTTAGCAAAGAGAAGCAAAAGTTAATTTCTCTCATTAGTTCTGGAGCCACAAAGGACGGGTTGCTTGCGTCTAATTCAGTGGCAAAAGGAACAACGGGCGAAGCAACAATCGCATATGTTCCTAACGTTCGTGAGGATAGTGCGCAAGACTTTGAATTTCAAGAAGAGAACTTGTCTGAAATAGCAAGGGCTAACTACCTTGGCTTCACCGATCCCGCAGGAAAGTACCCACTAGTAAGTCACCTAAACGAACCAGACACTAATAGGCTCGCAAGAAATGACAAGATCAACCAAACAATTGTTGACAAAAAGAAAAGAGATTTGACTAGTGGGGTTGTGATTGCCAACAATGGGGGAACTTGGAATCAGCCAGAAGTTCCCTATGCTTCCAAGTATCCATACAACCATGTCAGTCAATCTGAAGCTGGACATGTAATAGAAGTTGACGACACTCCCGGATCAGAAAGAATCCACGTTTATCATAGAGCAGGAACCTTTGTTGAAATAGACAACAATGGCACTATGGTTAGAAAAATTGTGGGGGACGGTTATGAAATTATCGAAAGAAATGGGAATGTTTTTGTTGGTGGCAATTGTAACCTAACTGTAAATGGATCAGTAAACATTTACTCTTACGGAAACACAAACATTGAGACTACTGGAGATACTACAGTTATTGGGTACAACGACATTTCTGTGAAAGCCTCTGGAAATATCGACATGTCGGCGAAAGAAACTTTGACGTTGAAGGCAAACAAAATTGTTTTTGACTCTGATACTTCAATTGATCTTTTGGCTAAAACAGATATTGTGGCTACGGCTGAGCTAGACATCAACGTTACATCTACAAACTACAACAATAAAACCTTGGCAGATCACCGAGTGTCTGCAAACGGAGAGGCTTGGTTAAGGGCAGGTGGAGATATTTCCTTTAAGGCTGCTAACATCTTGGGTGACGCCGAAAACGTTAGCATGCAAAACAAAGAATCCAAAGCAGAAGATTTTGTTTCTATTGTTTCTTTGGGTGCTGATTTTGGAGTTACAGAAGAATCAAGAAGGGACATAAACTTGTCTACTCTAGAAGCTCTTCGCCCTAACACACGAATCGAAGCAAGTGCTTACCACTTCGAAACAGAAGAAGAGACTGAAAATTCTGAAGAGTACAATAGTTATGTTAACAACATGGTTTCTTCTGGAAGTGCGACAATTGAACAGCTAAATGCATCCCCAGTAGAAATTGAGAGAGACACCTCTAACAATCTTGTTTCTAAGAGTTTGATTCCTGTTGACTTTGAAACCATCAACAGCGTGGAAAACTACCCCGACAATATGAGGCTTTCTCCAAACTTTACTTTGGGGCAGGTTTCTAGTAAGACTGCGGTAACTAAGAATTCAGTCCGCGATCAATACGGAATATCCGCAGCAGAGGCTGTAGCCAATCTTCAGAACATTTGTTTGAACGTCCTTGAGCCGATATTCAGGAAGTATCCGAACATGATCGTCACTTCAGGCTTCAGACACAAAAATAGCGGAGCTAAGATTTCAGATCACGTTTTGGGTCAGGCTGTTGATTTGCAATTTGTCGGAGCAACTAAGTCTGATTATTTCCAAATAGCCAAGGACATCAAAGAAATGGTTGGCTTTAAGCAATTGCTATTGGAGTACAAGAACTTTGGAACTACGAATCCATGGATTCATGTATCTCTGTCCAGAACTCCAAGTCAAAACAAGAATCAAGTGATGACCTTTTTCAACCACAAAAAGCATTCTGACGGTTTAACCAAGTTGGCATAAATAGTCAGATTAAGAGGAAACTTCAAAGCATGTCATACATTGTAAACAAACAGGTAAAGAGGTTCAAGGATTTGAACCTCTCGTTCACAAAACACCCAATAACTGACGACGTTACTGTAAAGTCGGATGAAGAGGCTGTCAAGTTCGCTATAAAAAACCTTCTGTTGACAAGAAACTTTGAAGTTCCTTTTCATCCAGAAATCGGCTCTTCTCTGTCTAGCCAACTGTTCGAAAACTACAATAACGCGATGAAGAACATTGTGGCGCAAGAAGTATCCAACGTCATCCTGAACTACGAACCTAGAGCGGAGATTAGGGATGTTTTATTCGAGGCAAGCCCCTCAAGGAATCAGATTACAATTGCAGTCGTGTTTAAGATGGTTAACGTATCTGAGCCAATCACATTAAGTTTTCTACTAGAAAGAACAAGATAAAATATGGCAAGCAAAAAACTAAACATCACAGAATTGGACTTTGATCGGATCAAAGATAATCTGAAAGAGTATCTGAAATCTCAAGATCAATTTACAGACTACAATTTTGAAGGGTCTGCTCTTACGGTTCTTCTAAACGTGTTGGCGTATAACACGCACTACAATGCCTACTATGCCAATATGATCATGAATGAGTCGTTCTTGGATTCTGCAATCAAAAGGTCTTCGGTTGTATCCAGAGCGAAAACCTTGGGCTACACACCAAGGTCAGCCAGATCGGCCACAGCAATCGTTGACATTGTTGTGGTTCCGACTGACTCCCCAGAGTACATTACACTCCAGAAAGGGACTCGACTTCTAACGAACAACGAAGGTCAACAATATGCTTTCTATGTAATGTCTTCAACACAAACCTCTTTGAAAGACGGTCAATACAAATTTACAGACGTTGTGTTAAAAGAAGGTGCAACTTTAAGTTACAACTATACTGTTGACACTTCGGTTAATCCGAATCTGATTTTTGAGATTCCTTCAGAAGATGTTGACACTTCTTTGTTGACCGTGAGAGTTCAGACTTCTCTGACAGATAACACCACCGAGAACTATGAGATTGCGGATGGACTGGCAAACGTCAATGGCGAATCCAAAGTCTATTGGGTTCAAGAAAACTACCGTGGTCGATATGAAATTTACTTTGGGGATGGATTTCTTGGAAAAAGTTTGGAAGACGGAAACATTGTTCACATTGAATACATAAAGCCAAGTCTGGGTGCGCCAAACGGAGCAAAGTTCTTTTCTATTGGTTCTGTTGACGGATACAACAACGTAACAGTTATCGCCAAATCGGCTGCTGTTGGGGGTTCGGCGAAAGAGGGAGTCGATTCCGTAAAGTTCTATGCGCCCAAAGCCTATGCAGCCCAAGAACGGCTTGTGACTGCCAGTGACTACGAAGTTTACATTCACAAAAACTTCCCAGAAATTTCTAGTGTAGTGGTCTGGGGTGGAGAAGATAATTCACCTCCCGTATATGGAAAGGTTTTTATTTGTGGTAGACCTTCGACTGGAGAGTTTTTGTCCGACTCAATAAAGGATTTGATTCTAGCGGACCTGAAGAAAAAGAGAGTTATGTCTATCACTCCAGAATTTGTTGACCCGATATACACCTATGTTGGAGTTGATATTTCTGTCAGAGCCAACAGAACTGATATGACAAGAACCGAAGAGCAACTGAAGTCAATTGTTGTAAACGGCGTAACACAATACTTCGAAGGGTTGGAAAGCTTTGGTACAAATCTGATTATGTCTAGACTGACGAGAGCAATTGATAATTTGGATAGCTCCATTGTCGGGTCTTCGGTGAAATTGAGATTGATGAAAACTCACGCTCCGCTGTTAGGTGTGTTTAGTCAAGTTGACACCACGCTCAGTCAAAAGATTCAGAAGGGTTCTTTCTATTCAACCGCTTTCAATGTAAACGTTGCAAACAAGATTTATCTTGGATACTTCATTGAAGATGGTAATGGTAAGATCAATCTTGTAAACTATCAGACTAAGGAAACTTTGATCCCTGCCATTGGCACTTTGGATTATGATTCTGGTAAGTTGAAAATCAGTGCTTTTCTGTATGACTCTATCCCATACAATAATAACTTGATTTACTTCTACTACAATTCAACAAACATCGACGTAACAACTGTCAGAAATCAGATCATCCTTTTGGATAAGAGTTCTGCGCTTTTTGCTATAAACAGGAAGCAAGGTATTTCTGAGGTAAAATTAGAGTTAACAGATGACTAACAAGAAAATTTCAACTGTAGTAGCATCTCAGATTCCAAACCACATCAGAGAAGACTATCCAATTTTCGTGCAGTTCTTAAAGAATTATTACGAATTCATGGAGCAAGGTTCTGGTGCAGTTGGCTCTTTGTCGAAGCTTCTATACAACACCGACATTGACGATATGGACCCCGAGTTCTTGCTCAAACTCAAGCAAGAACTCGCTTTACCATTGAGCATCGCAATGAAGGATTCTAAAGTTTTTGCTTCTAATCTAAAGTCTCTCTATGCGGCAAAGGGAACCGAAGAAGCATTCAGAATTTTGTTTAGAATGCTCTTCAACGAAGAGATTATTATCTCTTACCCAAGAGAACAAATTCTTCGGGCGTCAGATGGTCGTTGGGTGCAAGAAAGCTTCATCACAATGAACACTGTCAGCGGATCATTGCCTCTAGATAATGTTGACTTCAAATTAGCTGTCACACACGAAGACAACACAACAGATGCATTCCCAACAAGGATTGAAAGAACTTCGGCATCAACTTATAGAGCTTACTTCAACTTCACATACAGAGTTGACATCTACACTGGTGACAAAGTTGAAGCAATTGACAACAACGGAAACGTAATCTTTACTGGCACTGTGAGAAATTCTCCTGCGAAAGTAAAAGTAATTGCAGAAGGAAAGTATTGGCAAATTGGTAAAGTAGTTACCATCGAGGCAAATGGCAAAAATAGTGTTGCCAGAGTCACTAGGGTTGGAGACAACGGAGAGCTAAAAGCACTCGAAGTTTTGGAGTATGGGTATCAACACCTGCCCGGAACCATATACTATGTTTCTCCATTCAGGAAGCCACCTCAAAGTAGCGTGGTCACAATCGATTCTGTTATTACTTCTGTATCTCCGCTGACATATTCTCACAACATTGAGATTCTGGACATCATCGATTCGGTAACTGAAAGTATAAGAGGATTTGCAAACGACGCGGGAACAGCGGATTCTTACTTTTTGGAGAATTATATTTCTGAGGATTACACAGGAAAGGTAGTAATTGAGTACGATGATGTTATAGTCACATTCCCGCAAATTGTTCAAGAAGTTTCATATTCAACTTGGCTAGAGTCTAGAACTTCCTTGGAGTTTGAGTTCCAACCGAAAACCTCGCTTGTTGGTTATTGGGAGGGAGACAGAGGCAAGCTATCTAACCCATTCATAAGACTGCAAGACAATTACTTCTATCAAGTGTTTTCTTATTTGATAGACACTTCTTCAGATATGAACCAGATGGGGCCAATCGAAGAGCTAATCGGGCCAGCAGGACTAAAGCCCTTCTTCAATTCTAACAAACAAACAATTGCGGACTTTACCGGAGACATATCAATATCCAGAACAATTTCAAACGAGAGACTTTTCTTGTTTGATGTCATTAACGTCGAAGAGCAAATTGCAAATAACCCAACACTATACAAAGAAGATTCAATTGAATCTTTCAGCGACTCACTCTACAAGATAAACTCTCTCGCAAAGACAGATGAGATTAACATTAGCGAGTCTTCAAATAGAAGCGTTGGGCTGTACAAATATGATGGCGTTGATTTTGAGGACTCGACAACAAAATCATCTGAAGTTGTTTTGAATGACGTTGTTGGAATCAACGACGACCAATTGGAAAGACAAGTTATATCAGTTCTTTCTGACGCCGTGGTTATTTCGGAAAATGCAGCAAAGTCAACAAGCTTTTATCTAGATGACGGCTTCGAAGTTTATGACATCGTCGGTGAATATGTTGACGAATATTTCGCAGAAAACTATACCAACCCCAACGAGACACACATCCAGATAAGTGTCGAATAAATAGTTAAACTGAATCAATAATTTCAAGGAGCAAAAATGCTAAACGATTCAATCAAAATGACTGGCACACTTTCAATCGTTCTTACCGGACCCGATGGAAATGTAAAACAAAAAATCGACACACATAACCTAGTAGTGTCAACAGGCAAAGAAGTTGTTGCTAGTAGGCTAGGAAACGGCGGTGCTGCCGCAATGTCGCACATGGCAATTGGCACTAGCACTGTAGAACCAATCGCCGCACACACCGCACTGCTAGCAGAAGCTGGTCGAGCCGCGATCACAAACACAACTGTTACCGGCCCTTCAGTTCAATATACAGCAGTATTTGCTCCCGGAGTAGGAACAGGAGCAATCACCGAGGCAGGAATTTTTAACGATGTAACTGCCGGTTCAATGCTATGCCGAACTGTTTTCCCAGTTGTAAACAAATCTGCGTTTGACACAATCACTATTGTTTGGACTGTTACTGCAAACTAATAAATCCAAGGTTAGAGGAATATGACTCAACAATCTATCAGAAATGATTTTCATACGTTTGTCGCCGATTCGTTGGCAAACGATATTCTATACAAGCGAGCAAACTACTATTATTTCTTGGGGAAAGTTGATCCTTGGAGTGCGAGTGATATTCCTCCTACAGACCCAATTCCAACTACTCAAGAGTATGACGATTTGATCAGAGGAGAAATGCTTTATCTAAAACGCATTAACCCTTCTGACGTTTCTCTTGTAACCAAAAGGCACGTCTGGGAAACTGACACTGTCTACGAGCAATGGGACCACAAAAAAGACTTGAAAGAGTCTGCATTCTATTGTGTGAATTCTGAAGAGAATGTCTATAAGTGTCTGCATAATGCACACGGAGCGCCATCGACGCATGAACCTACAGGGCAGTCGTTCTTCCCATTTAAAACTTCAGATGGGTACATTTGGAAGTACATGTACAACATTCCACCGTTCAAACGAAATAAGTTTGCGAGTGTGGAGTTCATGCCGGTTCAAAGAGCTTTGTCCGACAGCTTCTACAATCAGGGAGCAATTGACGAAGTATCTATTTTGGAATCAGGTGAAGGATATGCCGACGTTCAGCTAACAGTAATTCAACTGACAGGGTCTACTACAGGTAGCGGAGCAACAGGAACTATCGTTGTAGGGCCGCTAGGAGAGATTCTGAGCGTCACAATCGCTGATGGCGGCTCTGGGTATACGAAAGGGGTAAAGATTGATCTGTGGACTTCTACAGGCTCTGGCGCTGTTCTTGTTCCTGTCATCGTCGCTGGAGAAATTACTGAGGTGACAGTCGAAGAGGCTGGAATTGGATATCTTCCAACCGATACAATACAATTCAGAGTCGGGGGCGGAATTTTAGTTCCACACGTTTCTAGAGTGGACGGTAGCATATCTGGAGTCACAATTGTCGATGAAGGTGCTGGATACGTTTCAGACCCTACAATTACAGTTATCGACGCAGAGAGCGTCAACGTAGGAACGGGAAAGTACGGAAACCCTACCGCAATTCTAAAAGCTATTGAGCACGAAGGAAGGATTGTGGAGGTCACGATTGAAGACCCCGGAATCAATTATCGCACAGATACTAGCACACAGTTGGTGGTCCAAGGCGACGGGGAAGGCGCAGCATTCTCTCCAGTAATCTATGATGGGAGAATTGTTGCTGTTGTTGTCGAAAACAGGGGCATAAACTATACCTACGCAACAATTAACGTAGTCGGCACAGGCGTCGGGGCGAACCTATTGGCTAGCGTTAGTCAGTCAGACTTCAACTCCAACCAATCAATTGTAGAACAGACCGCAACAGAAGGGGCTATCTATTCAATTGTTGTTACTGAGCCGGGAGAAAACTATTCCTTGTTTAACACAACCGTGACTGTTGAAGGAAACGGAACAGGATGCACAGCAGTCCCTGTTATTGTTGACGGAAGAATTCAAGCAATTAACGTTACTAACTTTGGTGTGGGATACAACTACACCAGAATCGTCATTGAAGACCCAAGCAGGCCAAACTATCTTGGGTACAAAGACGCTGAAGCATACGCTGTATTGTCTCCACAAGGGGGCCACGGATCGAATGCTCCTAAAGAACTGTACGCAAATACCGTTGCCATTAACACAACGCTTGTTAGAGATACCGACTTGAATATGATTCAACAGGACTTCAGAAATTTCGGAGTTCTTAGAAACCCATTCTCTTTTAATTCTAACCGGTTCTTCTCTGGTGAAACAAACTTTCTCACTTACAAGTTCAGGTTCAACACCACAGATGATTTGGTCGTTGACGAAACATTGACTAATGGCATAAATAAATACAAAGTTGTAGCGTTCGACGACATAACTAAAGTAGTAATGATGCAACAAATTGGCGAATCTTATGATCTTCCAACCGGAAAGTTTTTGACAGAAAATCTCGACGGAAGAGAATATCAAATCATTTCGCTAGACTCTATCCCAAGCGTGAATAAGTTTTCTGGAGAACTCTTGTATGTATCATATGAGATTCCGTTTACATTCACTGAAGGTCAGATCGTAACAATCAAAACTTTCATAAGACTATAAAGATGGCAATTAATCTAAATTCCGATCCTTACTTCGACGACTTCGATGGTACTAAGAATTTTCACCAGATTCTTTTCAAGCCCGGTGTTGCCGTTCAAGCCAGAGAGCTAACACAGATTCAATCCATTCTTCGCGACCAAATCGCGAAGTTTGGTAATCACATTTTCAAGCATGGTTCGGTAGTAATTCCGGGTAATAGCTATGCTGACTTGGCAGTGCCTTTTGTTAAGGTAGAGTCTACCTATGGCGGAACAGGACTAAACCTTTCCTTGTACGAAGGCAAAGTATTTGTCGGAGCGACTTCTGGGGTAGAAGCCTATATCAAGAAGACCGTAGGAGAAGAAGGCGCAGACCCAGTTACTTTCTATTTGGCGTACACCAAAGGATCGGGAGAAAACATTAAGTTTTCTGACGGCGAGGAAATCTATGCAAAAGAAAACTTTGCTATTAGAGCTACAGTAAAGCCTTCAGCATCCACTGGTGCAGGGTCGATGGCCTTTGTAAATGCGGGGGTTTATTATGTCAACGGAACATTTGTATACACTCCTGCGCAGTCGGTTGTAATTTCCAAGTATGACTCTCTGCCTTCTTGCTCTGTTCTATTCAGAATTGTAGAAGAAGTTATCGACGCAGATCAAGACCAGACTTTGCTTGACCCTGCGCAGGGTTCTTACAACTACGCCGCTCCCGGTGCAGATAGAGTTCAAATTACTCTGGTTCTAACAACCCTTGGCTTGAATCAACCCATTAATGCAGACTTTGTAGAGTTGATGCGATACAACCAAGGAAACTTGGAAGAGCATGCAAGAAATCCAAAGTATTCTGAATTAGAAAAATCTCTTGCTCGCAGAACATTTGATGAGTCTGGAAACTATGTCGTGCAGGGAATTTCTCCTTCTGTCAGAGAACACCTAAAGCTCGGCACGAATGGAGGTCTTTATGAAGACGGAGACATTAATAAGTTTGTGCTCGAAGTTTCTCCGGGAAAGGCATATGTCGAAGGATTCGAGGTAGAAAAGTTTTCTAGAACACGCATCGAACTAGACAAGGCCAGAACTCCAGAACACATTAAGTCAGATGAATTTTCGATTAGACCGAGCTTCGGCCAATACATTCTTGTCTCGAATCTTCGCGGCGGATTGGGAGTTTCTTCGCACGAACAAGTAACCCTATGGAACGACAGTAACGCAGCCAACGGAAGTGCGACCCAATTAGGTTCGGCTAAAGTTTTGGCTATCGATTATTTTGCGGGAGATGTAAACGTAACTGACGCTGTCATCTACAAAGTATGGGTTACAGATTTGGTTTTGAATTCTGGGACAACCATTGAAAGCGTCGGCGGAATTAGATTCTCTGGATCAGGATATGGCTACTTGGTGCACGAATTCTTCACACCGCTTTCTTCTGGTGCATACACAGCAGGGGAAGTCGTTTCTCATTCTTCTGGTAGGACCGCAGTTGTAAAGTATTGGAATCCTTCAGAGTCTAAAGTTTATTTGTATAGAGCAGACACGGCAAACGAAATTCCTAAGATTGGTGATTTGATTGTAGGGGCAACTTCTACTGCGTCTTCTGTTTTGGAGTCTAGATACTCGGTATTTGTTCAAGGAACCAGTGCGGCTATTTTCGAACTTCCCAAGCAAAGCGCGTATTCGCTGAAGACTGTTGGTGGAGTATACAACCTCACATACACTTCGCAAAAAGAATTGAAGATTGTGACTGATGGTAGCGGCGACGGCTCGGTTACTATTGCTACAGGAACGATCATGCCAATCGAAGTGGGGTCTTTCAGTGCGGTATATAGTGGCGGCAACGTTTCCAATACAAAGTTTTCTCTTAACGTAACAGGAAATACTTTGACCCTAGATTCTGGTCCGACGAACACTACAGTCACAGTCTATTGCAACGTGATGAAGACTGATGTTTCACCCAAAACCAAAACAAAAACTTTGCATAATCAGGTAGTGTTATCGCCGACAGCAGAGATTGTTTTGGACAAGGCAGACATTGTAGAGTTGGTTTCTGTAATTGACGGTGTGGGTGACGTTACCGCGAACTATAACGTTTGGGACGGACAGACCGATTATGAATACAAAAAGGGCAAACTGTTCCTAAAACAAGGACGCCCCGCGCCTTCTGGTTCAATAACTGTTAGCTACTACTACTTCGAACACAGCACTTCTGGAGACTTTTTCTGCATTGACTCTTATAGCGGAGAGCCTGATTATCTAGACACTGCCTACGTCTATAACTCTAGCACTTCTGGAAATACATACAATCTAATTTCCTGTTTGGACTTTAGATCAACTGTGGGTGCGGATGATACAATGGGTGGGGCTGGCGCAAAGCGCAATGACTTGATTGTGCCCGACACAGCATTCGTTTCGAATCTTAGATATTTCGTTCCTAGAATTGACACTCTAGCAATCGACGTTTCAGGGAGACTTAATGTAATCACCGGAATTCCAGACGAGAACCCTGTTGCATCTGCGGTTCCAGCGGGACAGTTTGCTCTAAACTCTATAGAAGTTCCTGCATATACAGCTAATGTGTACGACATATTTCTGACTCGACTAGGGGCAGAAAGATATCGGATGCAAGACATCAAAGGAATAACAAATAGAATTGACAGACTCGAAGAGTTTGCAACTCTAACTGCCGAAGAAGCAAGAATTTCCAACTACGAAATCATCGACGCAGAGACTGGTCTGAATAGATTCAAAACCGGATTCTTGGTGGAGACTTTCACACAACCACTCACAATCGCAAGAACGACTTCAAATGAATTCACCACGACTTTCATCGAAGAAAGCCTTCACGCAGGAAAAGAAAAGCTTGTGTGTGCTTTGGAGTTGGACGAGTCGAATTCTAGTGGGTATGTAAAAAAGGGAGATTACATCATGCTCCCTTACACAGATGTTGTTTTTGCACAGCAGCCCTTGAGTTCAAGAGTTACAAACCTTAATCCATTTGTGGCAATTAGTTGGAACGGAATCATGGATGTGGTGCCGCCAGTTGATAGGTGGGTAGAGATAGTTGAACTACCTGATGTCTTTGAAACTAGAACTGAATATGTGGATATCCCAATCAGAACCCCAGTTCCTTCTGCTGGCGGCGATATTGTTGCTGGACCTTGGGAGCCTTCTGTGTGTCCCAAACCTGCTTCTGATATTGTTGCTGGACCTCAAGAGCCTACTGGATCAGGTTCAGTTAATTTGAAGTCTACTTTACCGGGTCTAATCCTGCTTGGATATTTCTAAGCAGGATTTTCCCGCAAACACATAAATAGGTAAATACCTATTAACATCAAGGATTCAAAATGGCAATTGTAGCGGGACCATTCGAAGGACCAGTAAACAACAATAGCAACCTGCCTTCATCTTCTACTAACAACGCTAACGTAAATCGGAGAGTTGTTAGTAAGCGACAACTGAACAGACAAGAGGCTATTCAGTTTATTCGCTCGCAGGTTATCACTCTAACCCTGATCGAAGCAAGACCTAACACTAAGATGTTTGTGTTCTTTGGCGACCAGAACGTTACCCAATATTGCAGACCGCAGGGTGGGGCAGTCGGCGACGATCTAGTCACTGACAACATCGGACAGATTGTAATAGAGTTCGTCGTTGGACAGGACCAATTCAACGTAGGGACATACAAGATAACTGTGACTGATAGTGCAGACATCAACGCACTAAATCAACTCGGCTCTACTTTTGGTTCTGCGAGTGCAACTTTTCTGTCTGAAGGAAGAATTGACTTCTTCCAAACAACAAAGACAACAATCATAACAGTTGAAAGACCTGTTCCTGTTCAGGCTGACCCACTGGCACAATCGTTCTTCACATACGGAGTCCGTGGAGGGATGTTCCTTTCTGCGATAGATGTTTTCTTTGCCAGCAAAGACCCAACTCTCCCAGTTAGAATGGAAATTCGCCCTATGGTGAATGGATATCCAGCAAAGTTTGATGTTGACAGTGCCAACTTTGTTAGTGTTCTGGCGGCGGCAGACGTTAATGTGAGTCAGAATGCTTCTGTCCCGACAAAGTTTACATTCAATCCCCCAATCTATTTAGAAGAGGATTCAGACTTTTGCTTTGTTCTAAGAACCAACAGCAACAACTACCAAGTATATACCTCTAGGCTTGGCGAAAACTCGATTGAAGACGGTCGAAAGATTTACGATCAACCCTATGTTGGTTCAGTTTTCAAATCAGAAAACAACATCACTTGGACTGCTGAGCAATTTGAAGACATCAAGTTTACGATTTACAAGGCAGAGTTCAATACTGCCACCAACAGCACTGTAAGATTTAATGCGAAGGTTCCACAAGTTGCTGCATATGGATATCAGTTTAGCACAGTCAGTGGAAGTAACGTTGTAACTTATAAGCACCCACAAGATCACGGACTTTTTGTAGATTCGAAGTTCAATGTTGTAACAAGAACAGATGCTGTTTACAACGGAATTCCTAGCTCCGAGTTCAATAAGACTCATACTGTCACAGAGGTGCTAGACTCGAAAACTTTAAGATTCGCGGTTGTATCTCAAGCAACAAAGACGGGAAAAATCGATGATGCGAACTTGCTAAACTACATCGGAGTGGAGCAAGCTGGAGGCGGTTATCTCGCAACAGACACAGTTACAATCACAGGAGGTGGAGGTACTGGTGCTGCGGCTTCTTTAATCCTCAACAATGGAAATGTATCTGCGGTAGAGATTACGAACCCCGGTTCAGGATACACCAGCAATCCAATTGTTAGCATTAATACGTCAACAGGTGTTGGGGCAGTGTTGTATTCCTCAGTTATCCCAACATTTTCTGTTGGTGTGAATAAGCCATATACAGCATTCATGCCTACCATTGACTCTGAAGTGTTTGGCGACAGCAGGTTAAATTCCACGCTATATACCACACTCGGAAACTTCGATGGTGGTAATCTAGTTCCATATACTGGCGGACAAAGTTTGGAATTCAAAGGATTCGGAAAGTATTTTGATCTTAAGCAAAACTCTTTGATTGCTAGTTCACAAAATGAAACTAGCTTTATGTCGGGAAATTCTTCTGCTACCGTAGAGTACAGACTTAACTCGACAAACCCAAATGTGAGTCCTGTAATTAATTTGAAGACTGTACCTCAATTGCATGTATTCAACACTCTGATTAACAGTCAAAGTGGAGAAGACTTGGACGCAACAAACTCTACTGGTTCTTTGGATAGTGTTGTTATTACTGCTGCGGGGTCTGGATACACCGTAACCCCAATCGTGACAATTTCTGCACCAGATATGTCGAACGGTGTTCAGGCCACAGCCACTGCTGTTTTGACTGGCGGATATATTTCTGCCATTAACGTGACTGCTGCGGGGTCTGGATACACCAAGAAGCCGATCATCACAATTACCCGAGGGTCAGGCGACACCACAGGAATTGGGGCCGCTGCGCAGGCTGTATTGACTCCGTTCAACACAGAGCTACTTGCCACTGGTGGGAACGCTAAGTCAAAGTACATTACCAAGCCGACCAAGTTGGAGATTGTTTCTAATGGAGTGAGAATCTTTTCTACCATTAGTTCAATTCCCGGAAGCTCTGTTGATTGGTATATCAGAACTTCAAACTCAAGCTCGGGAGTTCAACACGAATTGCTAGAGTGGAAGAAACTTGAATGTAGAGTGGACAGAAACAAATCCTCGTTCATCGGAGAATTCTTGGAATACGAATTCAGATTAGACAACTTGCCAGAATACGACACTTATGATTTAAAGTGCATTCTAACTGCTACCGATCCAACTAGGGCACCAATTGTAAAGTCTTATCGGGTAATTGCTTTGACATGATGAGAGTGAAAGACGAAAACGGAAAAATTGTCGAGGGAGTCTATAAGGATTCTCTCGGCAATATAATCGTTAAGAAAGAAACCGAATACAAGAAGTACAAGCAACAACAAGATGTTATAAATAGGTTGACAGACAAAATCGAAAACTTGTCCGATACTGTTGACCAGCTTGCAAAGCTTGTTATGGTATTAACCAAAGAAAAAGATAAAGAGTAAAAATGGCAAACCTAATTTACAGAACTTCGGATTCGGCGACTATTCCGCCAGCAACGGTAGTTAAAAATTCTCCATTGACAAACTTGGAAGTTGACGGAAACTTTCGCTCAATCAAAGAAGATTTGGCGTCTAAGGCTCCAACAAATAACCCCACATTCACAGGCATCCCAACTGCGCCGACTGCACCTCTAGGGACAGACACTGGGCAGGTGGCAACTACAGCCTTCGTTCAAGATGCTGTTGGGGCTATCGTTGTGCCTGTAACTTCGGTAGCTGGAAAAACAGGGGCGGTGACTTTAACCAAGTCTGATGTTGGACTAGCAAACGTTGACAACACTGCTGACTCGACAAAAAATGTTCTTAGCGCAACAAAGCTGACAACCGCCAGAACAATCGAGCTAACCGGGGATGCGACAGGTTCTGCGTCTTTTGACGGTTCGGCTAATGCTTCACTGACAGTAACAGTCCAAGACAATAGCCACGCACACACAATCGCAAACGTTACTGGATTACAAGCAGCCCTCGATGCCAAACAAGGTGGATATACAACAACCACAACTGCTGTTTCTAAGACTCTGGTAAATCTGGAGAGATGCTTTGTAACTGCTGCCGGAAGAACGATCACTCTTCCTGCAACTCCTTCTGCCGGATGGGAAGTTACTGTAGGAGTTGGAGAGTTCACTGATACTACGGTAGCCAGAAACGGATCAAATATTATGTCAATTGCAGAAAATTTTACGATTGACATAGAAAATTTCACAGTGACGTTCTTGTACGTCAATTCAACTATAGGATGGAAATTAATTTAAACTCGAGAAACTACAAATGGACTATGGAAAATTCTATCTTTTCACCTCGGATAAACTACATATAAATTCCGGTGACGAATACTCATATGAGTACGTCAGACACGAAAAGAGTTATTTTGTGAATACTTGGAATCAACGTGGAATTTTGGTTCTGCCTTCATCCCCAATGCCCGGAATGAAGATAATAGTTTCTGATTATTATGGATCGTGGGCAGCAAACTCACTAACAATACACAGAAACGGAAATAAGATAATGGGGCTAGAAGAAAATATGGAATGTGATGAGCCGTTTGCAATATTTGCAATGACTTTCATTCCGTCAACTGGATTAGATTGGGTAGTACACCAAAACATTAAAACTGTTGCAACAGATGCAATAGACAAAAAAATAAAGGAGTCTTTAACATGAGCATGCTCAGTCAATTTTTAGGCGGGGTAAAAATTAAATCTCAAACATTTGTGGCGAGTGGGACTTGGGTAAAGCCAGCTTCAGTTAGTGCAGTTAATATTCTGCTTGTTGGCGGCGGTGGCGGCGGCTGTGGGGCTGGCGCTGTTGCCGCAGGTTATGGCGGCGGCGGCGGCGGTTA